TTATATTATAACATATTTGCGACCGACATTGATGTCGGCCACAAAAAAACCTCCATGCAAAGCATGAAGATTAATCTGAGTACATTTCAGGAATGACCATTTCGTATCTTTATTATAACATAAAAAAAGAGGGACAAGCACTAAACTTGTCCCTCCATAAAACATAATGAAATTTGTAAACGTATAGGATATTATCCCAAGTTGATTATAACATATTAATACACTTTTGTTATTCTTAAACGTTCATGCCATACCCAGTAATTATCACTTTCTCCATGTACCCTAGCCCAACCATCTAAGATTTCATATACATAGAATGTTTGGCCTTGTGGGTAGGTGATATTCGTCTTATTCCATGAGTAGTTGCCTTTACCACCATGACGTTCACATATCGTTACGCCTAATGCGTCTGCTTGTGCTTTGAAATAACGTTTTCTACTCCATGTTAATTTTTCTGGTGGAATTTGTCCTACTGCAACTTTAGGTTTTGATTTCTTAGCAATCTTTTGTTGCTGTTGCGTTTGTCCTTTAGCTTTGACTGTTTCAACTGCTTTCGTTTTACCACCAGCAGGCGTAAGTTTTTCTGTGATGATTAGATCTTCACGTCTTACCCAGTAATTTGCAGTTTCTGAGTAAACTCTTGCCCAACCTTCTCTAACTTCATATACATAGAACGGACTGAAATTCGCTTTGTAGAATAACTTAGTTTTCTTCATATAACCATTCTTAACATCTTCTCGAATAGTTACACCATTCTCTCCAGCTTTAGCTTTAAAGTATGGCTCTTTAGACCATGTTAAGTTTTTAGGCAATTTCTCTTTAATAACAGGTGCTTGTGGTTTTTGAATATTAACTTTAGTAATCTTCTTAACATCATATGTTTCATTGATGAACGACGGTACGATGTAGTGAGTTGTGCCATAGAAATTATCTACACGTAATTTAGCAGGTGTGTTATGATTTCCGTCAAAGTTTTGTTCTAAAACGGTTTGTGTATTTGTACCACCACTATTATCCCACACTAAATAGATATGTCCGTATTCTTGATATATTCCAGTTGTACATACACCGATTGCACCAACTGGAGGGATATAACTAGGTGTATTCTTAACAATCTGCCAACCTTTAGGGAATACGTTTAAGATACTGTCTTTCGCATTACCCCACATTCTAATTGTGCCATCTGTAATGTGGTAAACGTATTGGACAGCTAAGTCCATACATTGCTCGCCATACATACCATCAAAGTCTACATATTTACCTTTCAAGCTATACATATAGTTGATAGCGTCTTGATATGATTTTGTTTTAGGTCTAGATTTAGTATTTGTTACTTTCTTAGCATTGTTACCAGCTTTCTTACCTTTAATCACTGGTACTTTTGTTTCGTTCATATACTTAGCAACGTATAAATCAAAGTTATGTGTATCTCGACCTAAGCCACATGCTGCAAGTAAGTTACCAGGATCTTGTTTATCGAATTGTATATCCTGATGTCCAGGCATTTCATTTTTGTAGTTGATTTTCCAAAACTTAGTTAAATACGCCATCACTTTAGCTGTATTCTCTAGCGACTTTAGAGAACGTTTCTTATCAGTAAAGTAACAACCTTCTACACCGAACGCTGCATAGTCTGCATCAGCACCATACCATGCATTATCAATAGTAGTGTTTAACATAACGTGCCATGCACATTCTGTTACTGGAATACAGATGATTGCCTCTTTATCATCAACGAAGATATGAGCGCTTGCCACTTGTGACCAAGGAACATTGTAAGTGTTTCTATAATAGTTTACATTCTGTTGTGCAGTCGAATTCACGTTACCTGTATCATGAATGACTGCAAATTTAGGTTTGCCATCTTTAGTGTGTAACCGTTCCCCGTTTCGTCGCGTTCCTATTGGTAATAAGTCGTATCTAACTGGAACACCATTCCAATATTCTGTCATTTATATTCACTCCTAATCGTTATTCGGTCTATGGTATGCTCTTGCTTGTGGACTATCTGTTAAGCCTGTGCTTGTACCGTCAATGACCGAGAAATACATATTTACCAAGATTGTGCCGATTGCGACTGGGTTGGAAATTACTTGCATGATTGCATGACCGACTGCATGCCATGAAGTTAATGATTGCCAATCGATACCTAAATACACAAGAACAGGTAATATCGCACTTGCGATAAGTTGGATAATGCCGACTGAATGTGTCATTCTAATTTTCCAGTTAATACCTAAAAAGTTTTTCATCTTCCCACTCCTTATTCAAAATAAAAAGCCGACCTAAAAAGGTCAGCTTATTCTTTAACGTATTTAAATTGTTTATCTTCAATAGCATTATCATTAAATATATATGAAATAGTGAAATTACCTAACTTATTGTTTTTTATGCTACGTGAAATCCCCCCCATTAAATCTTGAGGAAGTTCGTTACTTCTCGTTGTAACTTCATTACCAAATGTATCTCTATATACCACATTAAAAACATTTAATGGCTCAATAAAAGATAGTGCATCAGCGTCATTTAATACATCTTTATTTGATAATGCTGAGTAATTGTCTTTTTTATTAAGGATATCGTTTAAAATAAAAGGTAATGTACTTTCTAAGTTAAAAAGTGCTGATTGACTTACATTAGATTGATAAGCAATAAAATATCTAAATTCGTCCTCATTGCCATAAGTGATTTCTGATAATTTAATATCTTCTTTATTACGCATGAAATCTTCTTTCATAATTCGTACTACTTCTTTTGCAATTGGTTTAGCCATTAATTCTACCCATTGCTCATTTTCTTTATCGTAAATTTTAGGAATTGCATTTGTCATTATTCATTACCTCCGTTTGTATCTATCCAAATTTTTGTTTTATCTGTTGGTTCTGTGCTACCAATCTCGATGTTCGATGTTTCAGTTATATCGCTTTTTAAGTAACCATTTTTTACTGCGTATTCAGTGAGTTCTTTCCACAAGTTGTTGGTATCAACTTTTGTAATGGCGTTGCCTAGAACACTTGTTTCAACTCTGATTTTGGCTTTGTTATCACTAGGGAAACAGTAGGTGTTATCCACCCATATCTCTAATGTGTAAGTACCAGCAGGGATAATTGTGTCGATAACCACATCGCATAGGTATTTACTGTCTTGTTCTTTGACTGTTGTGTCATAGATATATTTAACGCCTTCACTATCGGTTAAATACACCTTTGCTTGTTTGCCTTCTAACTGTAAGTCATCACTATTTGCGTCAGTTAATATATAACGCATGACAGATAAGTCACCTTGCTTAATTCTGTTACCATCTACACTTTCTTCTAAATTAAGTACGTTTGTGTACATGTAATCACCTCAATATAAAAAGCCGACACATAAGTGCCGACTTAGTTTAAATATTCTTTTACTGCATATTCAATCGCTTGTGCGTATTCATACATCACAGCACGCCAACGATATCTATCTTCTCTTATTTTTCTACTAAAATCATCGTTACTAAAGAATGATTTACGTTGTTTGGTTGATAACTCAAGTTGCACACCTAAACCTGTTTTAGTTTTATTCGTAATGTTGTTAGGTTTAGCACCACCTAAGTTAGTTGGTGCATCTTGTACGTCAAAGCCACAACTTCTTAAATGACATTTAATAATTTCTTTTAATTCTTCGTTGCTACCACCAATTAAAGTTCGAGCATACTCGTTATCAGCGTAACCGTGAACAGAAATTGAATAATCAACATTTCTCATTAAGTTAAGTAGTTCTGGGTTGTCATATCGAGTAGAAGTTACATGTAGTTTACTGTTATTAGTAGGTAGCTTTCCTTTAAATGTGAAGTAGTTACAATCTAACTTTTGAGAAATAAGTAGTGCTAGTTCTGACGAACCAGCTTCAATACCTCCGCCATGCGGTGCAAAACTAAGAATATTGCTTTTATTTGTATTCATCTCAATTGACCAATCGTTTTCTTTATATTGTAATTCGATCATAGAATTATATAAGTCTGTCACTATTTTCACTCCTTATTCAAAATAAAAAGCCGACCTAAAAAGGTCAGCTTGTGATTATTCTTTAACTATACCCTGATACCCTTACCCAGTTAATTCTTTAAACTCTTCTTCCGTTACAAAGCCTCGTTTTACAAATAAAGCGAATTGTTCTTCGTTATATTATCCACCAAGTATCTAAGAGAATTTCTCCAGCATCTGGCTGCCCTTGTGTAGAGATATTGCCGTTTACATCAATTTTGAAGATTGTTTTAGTATTTGTAGCCAATCTAGAAACTCCCTTGCTTTCAAATGATTGAGTTGGAGCAAATTGTTTAGGGATTTGAGTGAATGTTGTATTGGTAGTTAAATTTGAAAAATATCCATATACTTTTACAATAGTTATATCTGAAATTTTTAATATTGTATAATGCGGTAATAAATTGTCCGAAAAAGCAAATGTTGTAGCACCATTAATTGCAATTAAATCACTCTTTATCATTTCGACAGAAGGTTTTAAACTTTCAAATTGTTCGGGTGTTAAATCTTCGTATGTGAAAGGGTCGCCTTTTTCGCCATTATCACCTTTAGGACCCATAGGACCTGTTGGACCTGCTGGACCAATCTCGCCATCTACTCCATCTGCACCTTTATCACCTTTTGGCCCTTGTGGACCAGTATCGCCTTTGTCACCTTTAGGACCTCTGAAACGTTCAATGTCTTTTAACATAATTCTTTCAACGATATCATCTAACATATCAACATGAATTTCTTTACCGATTGTTTTTGTTAAACCACTGTCATTCACTTTGAAATAGAAATCTGCCACATGTGAACTATCATCAGTCGAATTACTACGATCAATTAAGAATAATTTTGCTTGTACACGTCCTACATGCTTTGTTACATAGTCAGATACGTTGTAACGCACATGACCTTCTTCTGCTTTAACTATTTCTAATTCTTCATTAGTAAAAATAGAGTTATCTTCAGTGATTAGATGTAATACAGGTCTAAAACTTGTTTGATTTAAATTTATTGGAATAAATTCTTTTTCTTCGCTAAAGATATTACGTTTTTTTATGCGGATATCTAATGCTGCAGTAGAATTATCCATTGTATAGAGATTAACGTTAATATTACCTAAATCAATACCACGCTCATCTATACGAGCTGTTACTTCACCTTGTTTAAACGTCTCCATTTAAGCACCTCTTTTAAATAAATTTAGGACCACACGCTGTCAGCATGTAGTCCTATGTTTGTTTGTACCGGTCACGTATAAAGTGTTCGCCTTTTAGACCGATTTCGTCATATAAACTTTTAATTGTATTCGCTTGGTGTTGCGCCCAACGTACATCAGTAGCATATTGATGATTACCGGGACTTTGTGGGTTCCAGCGCATTCTATATAATGTTTGTTGTCCTTTATCGATATAACCTTGTCTAACGAATTTAGCACCGCCAATAATAGCTTTAGCAGGAGTAGTCCAACCTTCGTTTTTAGCAAAAGTCATAGCATAGTTAGGGTTATTATCATAAGCACCAATACCAAAGTAGTTATAAGCACCATATACACCACTAGCAAAGTTAGAACGGCCATATCCACTTTCTAAGAATGCATGTGAGATTAAGTAAATTTCATTTACATTATATTTCTTACAACCATCAGATACAGCTTGTCCTTGTCCTGATAGTGTTCCTTTACCTTTAAGAATTGAATTCAATTTAGATACTGAGATACCTTGATATTTACCTAAATTAAGCATTTGATATTTTTGACTTGAACTTTTCCATATTTCTAAACTGTTCATTGCTTTCAATGTATCTCCGCGACCAGCGTTATACCAACCTGAACCGTAGTTGATTTGTGGCCATTTTGTCATTTGAATATTAACTGCTTGATTAAATGTGTAGTTACTATAAACAACAATAACTTTAGGCTTACTAGAAACTTTAGTCGTTGTTGATGTAGACGTAGAAGTTGATGGTTTACTTGTGCTACTTGATGAAGTAGAATTTGATGACTTTTCTTTCTTATCAACTTTGATATCAATTTTAGTCGTTTTACCACTTTTTACTTCTTTAAGTACTTTGTTTCTATTTTGGTATAACTCAAGTAGTGACGCTTGGACTTTATCAAGCACCTTTGAAGAAGGTTTTCCGTCAATTAAAGGATCAAAGTTACCATGTTCCATAACGGTACGCCATAAGTCGTCAGATACTTTTAAAGATGATCGTTTAAGTGGAATGTTATACCCTTGTAGTTGGCCAACACCAAATATGATTGCATGTAGTTCATTAAGTAAGAAATCTGTTTTGGTGTCGCTGTAATCTCCACATACTTCAATTACGATGTAATCAGGTTCACTAGGCACTTTGACATCTGTATATCGTGGTTGCCAAATATGGTGACGGTCAATGTAGAAATGTGGATATTCAGAATTAGAAATATATTTGTTTCTGTCATAATACATCTGTTGTACAGAACACATTGTTCCAGCGTTCTTGACTGCTAGCCCTTTAGGCTTGTGACCTCTTACTTCACCATTAGCAATTCTATGTGGTATAAATCTAGGATAGTCTACTTTCTCATCATCTTCAGCTGTTACTGTAATAACTTTTTGCTCTTTAAGTGGTTCTTTTTTAGTTTCTGATGTCGGTTTGTCTGAAGAAGTATCACCTTTATCTTTGCTAGGTGTTGTATCTTTAGGTGGCGTTACAGTTTTAGGTTCTTCCTTATAAGGTGGTCTGATGAAATAAAGATTACCACCCATACCACTGTAACTATGTTTAACATATGCAGCTTTACTCCCGTACCAGTGGTTAGCCCCATACCAGTTCTGATCAATTGACGTAAATGTATTAGTATCACTAGGACCAACTACAATCGCTGTATGTCCGTAAGCACCATATGTCCAACACACAACGTCACCCGGCTTCGGCACAAAACTAGGTGTGTTCGCATATATCTTCCAAGTGCTATTTGGGTATTGGTCACGTCGTGCCATTGCATCAGCGTTTCCATATGTTCTAAATCCCCAATATCTGTCAAAGATATAGTTAGGTAAATCCCAACATTGGAATCCCAGACGTTTATCTACATCGACACCTAATTTGTTATCAGCTAACCATTTAGCCCATGCTACTACTTGTTTGGCTGTAGGTTTGCCAGATGAAGGTAAAATTGCCATTTATCCACCTTCCTTTTTGTATAATAAAAAGCCGACGTGTAAACGCCGACTATTTTTTCATCTTGATATTTATTTCTGATGTTTCATTATCTTCGAGTTCTTTATTATATTTCGTTGTCATTTCTTCTTTTATTTCAGTGGTAATTGAAGGTGGTTGACTTCCTTCATTTTTTATAACTGCTAACCTTTCAGCTAATTGTTTAGGTACTAGTACGCCCATTGCTGCACAGTTTTCAACTACTGATAAGGCTTCATTTGCAATATAAAATAAGATTGTAATCATAATTAGTCCACCATTTAAAGCCAGTATCTGATCTATTACGTTAGATACAACAATTATGACGAAAATAAGTATCTTTCTTCCATAACCAAACAGTCCTTTTCTTGACCATAACCTTCTATCTTTAATAGCTTTAACTGTTCCTGTTAATATGTCTAAGACCATTAACAAAATCAATACATAAAGTAACTTTAAATCACCAGCATAAAAGAAGGTTTTAAATTCTTCGGACTGAATAATTTTGACTTTAACATCTTCCAATTATTTAGCACCTTCTTTCTATTAGGTTTCATCAATATCTGCAATCATTTCTCCTACATTTATATTATTCGTTGCATCATACCAATTTCCCCAACCTGTTGTTTCGCCCATCATATTACGTGAGTAAAATTTATGACGGTTGAATGGGAAGAATAACACTTTTTTATAACTACTACTTCTTGCCATAACAAATAAGTAACCACTTTGGTTGTTTGGATCAGGTGAATTAACTGGGTTGTAGGCATAATAAAAACCTGACGCGTCAATACCACTCATAGTATAGAGGTCAGGGTTATCAATTCTAGGAATATATCCGTTGTCATCAGTAAATGTGAAACGTTGTAATTGTGCATTACTAAGCGCTTCATCGACTTTTTCTTTAATCATTTTATCGAAATCAGGTAATTCAATTGATTGCGGGTTGGTAACGTCACCTACATTTGCTTTACTATCTAATTGTGTAGTCAGTTGTTCGTTAGTTGGATAATTTGCAAGTAGCGTATTTAATTCACTCTCAGTAATAAAGTTTTCTGTACCATTTTCCAATTCTCTAAGTGTTTGTAGCACTTTATCGTCAAGTGAATTTAATCGGTCCGTAAGGTCTTGTTGCGTCTTATTAGCGAATGTATTCATGTCATTTTTCATATCATTAACTTGTTTAATGAAAGCATTTTTTTGTGCATTTACAAACGTAGTGAAATCAGCTTGTGCTGTTTCGATATCGCTAAAATTTTGTGAAACACTTTCGATTTTTTCTTTGAAGTTATCAATTAAATCGTCAATTTCACGAATGTAACTAATTTTGATATCGGCATCAATTTGATTAATTAACGCATCTTTCACATAGAAACGGAATTCGTTTAACACAACCGTGTCTTTACGTCCAACAGCTTTGATGTAGATTTGACCTGTCACATAAGTGTCCGTTGCAGCTTTTAAGAAGTTGTTATCTAAAGTAAGTTGAATGATACCTTGCATTGGATTAACGTAATCAACTTGAACACGTCCAGTTGATGAACCATTATCAGATACAAAGTAAGCATAAATATCAGTATTCACTTTACTGATTTCTAATGGATAATCTTGTTTTCTTACTTGAAACGTTAAAACTGCTGTATTGATATCCATGTTGTAAAAACCAATATTCTCATCAGTAATAGGTTTCAAGCGTGGCTCATCAACAACTGTGATTTTCGCTTCTTTTTTCAAACCGTCCATTTAAAAACCTCCTTATTTTTTAGTAATAATCTTATTACGAACATCAAATGGTGCTGGTTTATTTGGATAGATTTGTTTGAATGTTTGCTCTTTTTGGTTGCCATATCCTGTTGAAGTAAACATTTGAACAGCATTATGAGAATGACTAGGTGTGAATTTAACATTGAGTACCATATTCAATACTTTTGCATATCCTTCTTTTCTCATTACATCTACAACTGCCATAACTTCATTTGTCCGTTTAACATTGTCAGGTGTTGTTGTAGAAAGTTGAACAGGTGCTACTGCGTGTAATGGAATAGTATGAATGCCAGCCGGTAATTTATGTTCAATTTTAAATAATTGACGTCTTCTTGTTTTGCCATTACCACTAAATGGATTGTAGTTTTGTGCAACACCCGGATTAACGCCAAATACTGTATCTTTAGATAATTGAACTGTGATTGATCCGTTTAATTCTACGAAACCATTTGCAGTAACTTTAAAACGTTGTTGAGTCATTAACATACGTTGATATCCATCTTTAGCAATAAGTGAGAATGGTTTAACGCCTGAATTGTTATAACGACTACTATATACAAACGATTTAACAATGGGTTCGTTTGCCGTTTTCCCATTTTGGCCGTTATAAAGACTTGATAATCTTAAAAGAATATTTCCTAAGTAATATACGCTACGCCACATTTCTTCCGCGCCTCTAGGTTTACCAGCACGACCTTCATATACTTCAGGTAAGAATGATGTAATGCCTTTCGTGATACCAACCCAATTTGAAAATGACGCTAATGTACTTGAACCCCAAGTGACATAATCACCGTAGTTTGATAATTCCATTAAAAGTTGTGTCATTTCGTTATTAGGTTGATTAGCAAAACGTGGATAGAATAAACAATAGTCACTAACTTGAGATACAATGTTGTGACAGTCCATGTGTGCTGTGATTTCGTCTAAACTTTCAACGAGTGTTTTCATATTTCTGCTTTCACGTTCACTAAATACTTTAGAGCCTTTATAGTTCTTACCACTCGGACTTTTACCGCTACCATTTTCCCAATAGTAATCAAAGTTACGATTTAAATCGACATTATTTACATTTTCACGTTCTTGATTAGCAAAGCCCCATGGATTTACGATAGGAACCATGACAATACGCACGTTTTTACGTAAATAAGCGAGTTGTGGGTATTTTTCCCATTCGTTTACAACTAAGTTCATAAAACGACTCATAGCGTAAAATGCACTATACTCATTACCATGAATACAACAAGTGACTAATACTGTTTTACTGTAATGTTCCGGCTCAAATGTATAACTATATACGTTGTATTT